CCGGAACTTCGCGCAGGCGACGCCACCAACGAGTCAAGCTCCCTCCTTACTTCCCCTCGATGCATTGTGCGCCGAGATCGGATAAGGGCACCCACCCAAACACAGCTTTGTGTTTGGGCCTCTGCGGAACACCTGAGGTCCATTTGGTATATGGGCTCGGGGCTTCAGTGAAATACTGAAGTAACGCAGAGTCGTCTTCGATTGCGGTCTTCGGCTGTTGGACTTTCGTCCGCAAGACAAATACCTCGGTCCTTTGAAGATTCGGATTCTCTCGGTGTTTAAAGCCGGAAGTTTCCGCACCTAGGAAGGACTTAAAACCGAAGACACCAGAGCTCATGTGCACCGTGGGTATTCCCCTCGGTGTGGTCGACGCGAGTCGATCTGCCGCAGAGAGAAGAAACTTCTTGTAGAAGTTATTCCTCGTCTCTACGGTACTCGCTAGAGCAGCTGGTCCACCGTCGTTGAATGTGCGCCAATATGCCGGAGTTATATTCTCCCCGCAGTAGGCGTCTACGCCGCAAGACTCTCTGAACTTTCCAGTCCAGTAGCTCTTTTGTGCGTTAACCTTGAAGTCGAGGACCTCAAGGGCTTCAACGAGCAGTTCCCGACTGTCTACGGGGACAATAATGTCGTCCCCGTATACGGCCACCTGACCAATCAACTGCTTCACGTTCCCGAGTGTACACCGTAGGCCTCTGTGCGTAAGCACACTAGCCAAAGTGATACTCAAGAAAATGAGGCTCTCGATCGGAAAGGTGGTGGCGTTGCCCATGGTTGAGTATTTTCTCAACCGTAGTGCTCTAGGTAACTTCGATGTTACCTCTTGCTCTACTGTATGGGTCCGAGACGCCCTGAGGCAGTTTAGTAGTCTCGGGTTCGCCCGAAACATCTGCCCCACGATGTGACAGGAGACTCTATCACTAGCCGCTGAAAGATCAACGGTAGCGAGCGAGCCATCCCTAGACCCAGTCGTACAAAGATCTTGGTTAAGAGTCTGGTCGCGGAAGCGACAAAACTCGTTAATCCAGGATCCTGCACTTCTAACGTCGAAGTAGTGTCTAGCATTTTGCTGACACCACTGATTCGCACTCGGCTCCGCGGCAATGAGTCGCGGTTTCGAGTAGGTCTTCGGGACACACAATAGTCGAGATCGAAGCTCGTGAGAGCTAATTTCTCGGCCAGAGTGAACTCTGTCCGCCCAACTGCTATGACTATGGAAACCACAGTCGGCAATTGGGTACTCGGATTCCAGGGTATCTGACCAATTTGTCCAACAGTATTTGTTGGTGGGTCCACGATACTCTGAAACAGCACCTGGTCCGTGCCTGAACCCCCATAGACTCGGATCATAGGGTCCGAGCGTGGCGGTAACAAGATTTGACACGAAGTCAAGTCTTGCCAGGAGGACCGACAATCTCCTTCGCGTATGCGAAGGACGAGACGCAATTCGTCCCGCATAAAGGGGGGATCTACTGAATCCTTCATAGATCTTTACCCCTCGTGCTGCCAAGGCTTCGGAGTGACCACCCTTCCCACCCAATTCTGGAACTCGCGTTCCGTCATTGCTGGGAGATGGACTACATCCTCGTCGTCGTTCAATGGGCTCGGATGAACCCAATTGATCATCGAACGGAGAGTATCCGGGTAAGGGATCTTCGCCGCCACAAGGCAGAATAGGGACATTTTGAGGAATGCTGTATGATTCGTCACAGGTTGTGACGAGATCGTACGGATCGCATCCTCTGCAATCTTGGCCAGATTGGTCAAGGCTGCGGCTGATAGCGACGCATTCTTCTTGCGTCGGGGTGTCCCAGAACCTTTCGGGTTCCGGGAGCCCCTCGTCGACCGCGAAGAACTCAAAGACTTCTTTGACTTTGGCTTTCGCGGAGCAGGCGAGGTCTCCTTTCTTGAACGCCTTCGTAAGTTGGCGGATGAAGAAAAGGGCTTCGACATTGCAATCCTCCTTCAGTTGACCCGTCTCGTGAAAAACCAGTAAGTAGAGTCCCCTAAGAAACTTAGGAATCACTACTTTATTGGAGTACCTCTTAGTTAGAGGCAGCCCCGATAAACTGTACTGGCCGCATGATAAGCACTTATCAAGGTGCTTACCAATCTCAACGAGGTCTTCGAGGAACACTCGAATACCTCTATGAGCCACGAGACTCTGGAGACGGGCGAGATCTCTCTCGAATTCGTCCCTCAGGGTCGGGAATGAGTGAGCGGCATCTTCCAAGATGCCTTCCCACAAGTTCTGGAGTTCCCTGACATGGCATTTAGACATAGACACCTTAGAAAGTGGCAAATGTCCCATGCTGTCAGGCCTCACCCTCCCACCATGGAAGGTTGCGTAGTATCTCCTAGCCAGCTACAAGCTGACAACTCCCCCCTTTACAGGGCGGGCGTGGAAACTCTACGACTCCCATCCATTCAAGCTGACCAAGAAGGCGTTAGTGCTGAGGATCATGAGATCCGCAACAGCATCCGCCAACGCGGTCGCGACGTCGCCTGGCTTGGTCTCGATGACGAAGTAGAACTTGCGTTCATACTCCGGCACGTCACCAGCCGCGAAGATTTTCTGCACAACTTCGAAATTGTGCCGATCAGCTTCGTAAGGGCGCTGCGATGTCGACCCCACTTTCGTGTGTCGAATCTTCGCACGGTACTCACCAAGTGTCTCTCGAAGAAGGTATTCCGAAGAATACCCATCTTGATTGATTTTGA